GTCTGTTTCGGCTATTTTATCGTCATAGAGGACTTCTTCCACTGTGACAAATGAGATCTTCGGAAACATGCTAATTTTCCTATTCAGTAGCACTTCTACTATGTCAGAGCTAGGAGTGAGCATTTCGAAGAACGTTCGAGTCGTCGATGATGCGATTCGGATATTCTCAACAGCTCTGCTACATAATGATGACCTGAGCCTATCTAGTCTTCGGACCCTAGTCAGCATTCCTGAGCTGGTTTCTACTTTATTCAGGAGAAGATCTATAAAATGCATGGCTGTATTCTCATGATAAAATTGAGTAATACGAGCATGGAAATTGTGCCGGAATAGCTCTATTAGTTCAGCTGCTAATTTATCTCTGTCTTCTGCCAGAAGGAATAATTTCTTTATCTCAACATTCACCGTGATCCTGGAAACTAATGACCTTATGGCTTGATGAACACTTGTTGTGGCTGATGTTATCGTGGCTTCTGATGGCCATGCTGAAGATGCCAGGCGTATCTCATCTATGTTTCGTGAAAGTGACATATCTACGCTTAGGCATGTCGATAAGTATTTAAGGAAATAGGGTCTATTTGAACTACATTTTATGATCCACTCTTTGAGGTAATGGAGGGCTTTTGTTAATCCTATACTATGCCCAGACAATATGAGGTTTATATGGAGGGATGCACCAAGGCCGCCCACGCTGGTCGGTAAATAGGCCCAGAAGAATAAGAGGTCCTGGACAAATTCATCATATGCTTGTAAGTAAAGCACCCTGTCTGGATTATCAATAAATCTCTCTTCAGCTATGCCAACACCATATAATGATTTAAGGGCATCGTTTAGGATATTTTTGTTCATAGTGCTCGGATGCCTCTTCAGATATGAGGCAATGTCATTTCTTGCCCCTTCCATTAGACTTGTAATATCAGAGCCAAACAGTTGCACACCATCCTCCTTTGTATAATACAAGATATTGGTAAGGGCCTTCGGGAGTTCGTCAGGAGACGTCATGCTGTTCTGATTTATTCGGCTAAGGATCATCTGCGGCAACCTTACCAACAATAAGCCAATCTTATAATTCTTCAAGTATGCGCATGCCTCGCTGTGATTGCTTAGTTCTAATGCGGATGCAGCGGACGCGCATATCGCTGCAATTTCCAATTCATCTGCAGCCAATACTGGGTTGTTGCCAGCACTTATTGAGATCAGCCGTTTTAAAGTTGAATCAGCACGAACTCCGTCTGCATAATGCTGCCTCAGCATGGTTATTCTATGTTTCGATAGGGTCGTTTGTGAATACTTGACTGTCATCCCAAATTTTGAGCAATGGTCCATGACCTTCTTGAAGATAGATTGTACCATTGGCTCTGATGCTTGCGGGATGCTAACTATTGCGTCGACATCATCTGAATAGACCATGATCTTCTTCACATCTATATCGGTCATAATCCTCAATAGTTTCATCATCAAAGTTGTATGTAGGGTCCAGAATGGGTTCAACCATCCCTCAATACCGCCGAGTTGGCCCCGTGATGATATAACTCTGTCCATATACTCATCATAATGATACACTTCCAGGCTAGAGAAATAATGACCCAGATCACCCCATCCTTCTTCTCCAAATAGATGTC